CCTTCGTAGCCCAGGCACGCGCCGAACTGGCCGCAACCGGCTGGACCCCGAATCGCGAAACGCTCCATCAGGCCGAAATTGCCGCCACCAAGCGCGGCGATCTGCTGGCCACTGCTCGCTATGCCGAAGAGCAGGAGCGCGCCGCATGAGCAGGTATCCCTCATTCGCCGAACTGGCGGAGTTCGATATGGGTCTTGCGGCGTGCGCCGCGCTCATCGCCGTTTGGCTGGGAGCGGCATTGCTCTCCATCGTGATCGAGCAGGCATGGCTGGGGCTTCGTCACCTGTGGAAGCTCGGTAAGGAGCGCTCCAATGGCCGTTGATCGCGCTCGCTTCAGGATGGCCGTTGAGGGCGGGGCAGGGGGCTTTTCCCCGCTTTCGCCCGGTGAAAAGGGGCAGCGGGCGGCGGCGGAGATTGGCCCGGGGAGTAACACGGGCCAAAAGGGTCAGCAGGACGCAATTATCGACTACCTGACCATTGTGGTCCCGCTCTCTGCCCTTGAGGAAGTGAACTGCAAGAAGCTCGACCTCTTGCTGTTCCGCATCTTCGGTTTCCGTGGCGAAGTTGTTGCCGGTGCGATTCGTGAGAAGAACTGGAACTTCTACGAGCAGTCGGCGGTGCTGATCGACCGGGAAAACGAGGTGGTTGGTCGTGTCGGCATCGGCGGCAAGAAAAGCACCGTATGCCTGAGCCTCACCGGTATGGGTTGCAAATGGATTCGTGACTGGCCGCGCGTCTACAAGCAGTGCTCCATGCTCGACGCCAAGATTACCCGCGTTGACTGCGCGCACGACGACTATGAAGGCGAACGCCTGGACGTGCATGCGCTCCGCGAGGTTGCTGCTCAGGGCGGTTTCGCCGAAGGCGGTTGCCCGCCGCGTCACCGCTTCATCTCCGATGAAGGCCACAACACCGGCTGCACGCTGTATGTCGGCGGAAAAGGCCACAAGGAATTGTGCGTATACGAGAAGGGGAAGGCCGAGGGCCTGCCGTCCTCGCGCTGGGTGCGCGCGGAAGTTCGCCTGTACGGCAAGCACATGGAAATCCCGCTGGATGTGCTGTTGAACCCGGGCGCGTACCTGCGCGGCTCGTACAGCGCATTGCATGACCTCATCAAGGGCGTGTGCACGCGACTGCGCACGATCCGCAAGCATGTCGAAGTATCTGCCGAGGCGATGGTGCTCTGGATGGAGCGTCAGGTAGGCCCGGCCCTCAGTGTTCTGCGCGGAGCGTTCGGAGATTCATGGTCCGACTTCTGCGAGGCCCGCATCGTCCGTGACGGTCACCCCGGACGTTTTCGCGGTATTGCCAAGGGTGACGCACTCCATCGTTTCGTGAGGGAAGAACTATGCCCATCTGCCGCGTGAAGTCCGCTGCCGTCGAAGAGCGGCACAACAGCAAGACCAACACCATCAATCGTTCGCAGACCGCTGGCCTCGACCTGGGCAACGGCTTCGAACTGCCGTTCCGCGTCGGCCTCGGCCAGCGTCCGCCGTACCCGGCTGGCGAGTACGACATTGATCCGCAGTCCTTCGGACTGAGCGACTACGGCGATCTGGTGCTGAAGCGCTACGTGGACTTGATTCCCATCGGATTCAAGGCTGCACCGGCCGCAGCTTCGTCGGCGGCGAAGTAACTCAACCATGCACCGTAGGGGGTGAGCGGTGGCAAGGGTTCTTACCTGCATCCAGTTCAACGACACCACGCAGCAGTGCGAACAACAGGCGTGGGTAGATCAGTCGGACTGGACAACCCCGTTTCCCACGGTCGAACAGGCCACGGCCGTGGGCGCAGCGTACTTCGTTGGCCTGATGACCTTGGCAGTGCTGAAGGCGCTGCTGAATCCGAAAATTACTGAGGAGTGAGAGCTATGACCCGCAACACCATCAATGGGCTGCTGAACACCGTGAGCAACAAGGCCAAGTCGGCCGCAATGGTGGTCGGCGCAACCGTCGCCCTGTCGCCGACCTTCGCTTTCGCTGCTGGCGATTTCGACGGCACGGAAGTGATTGCCAAGATCATCACCTACACCGCCGTTGGCGTGTCGATGGTCGCCGCCTTCATTCTGGGTCGCTGGACCCTGAAGGCGCTGGGTGTGATTGGCGGCAGCAAGTAAGCGCTGCCGAAAGCTGCGAACCCGATGGGGGAGGGGAGACCCTCCCCCTTTCTACAGGAGGCGTTATGGAAGGCTTGATCGTCCTGGTCTTTCTGATTCACGCGGCGCATATCTGCGCGAGTGGGCTGGAATGATTGCGCGGCTGATAGGGTCGCTTGTTGCAGGCTTGCTCGCGCTCGCGTCTCTGCCTGCGTATGCCGCCCTCTACCCCGATCAGGGGCGTGCATATGCTGCGTGTCAGCGCGACATTGCTGGCGGCCCTTCTGGCTGGCAACCAATGAAGTGCAAGGGTGACGTCTATAGCAATGGATCGGGCATCTATTACGCGTTGGACGTGTCCGGCAGGGCTGTAGGCTGGGACTATTCGTGGGGTGCCAACGCCACTTGCAAGAGCCGTGTAGACGGGCAGGCCGGAATGATCAACGGGACGCTCTACAGCGGCGGCGTCTGCGACAACGGGTGCAAGGTTCAGCCGAACCTTGATCCGGGCACGAACTACTCCATTCGCGAAAGCGGCAACCCCAACGCTATCGCCGTGCGTTCCGGGACGTGGAAAGCAACTGGCGACGTGTGCAGCATCACCGACACGCAGCCAAAGCCAGACCCGAAGGACGAATATTGTCACACCACGTCTTCCGGCCATCAGGTGTGCAAGGGCAAGGACAAGACCTGTGTCACGTCACCGAGCGGCTTTCGGACGTGCGCAAGCGACACGGCCAACGAGAAAGGGCACACAGCGACTAACAACCCGCGCACGGAAGCAACGAGCATCGGTGCGCCGAACACTCCGCCGAATGCCCCGACCAATCGCCCTGGCGAAGACTGGAAGCCTAGCGGGCCGTCGACCACGATCACGAACAACAATTCTGGCAGCACCACCAACACGCAGAATTACAACAACCAAGGCACGCCCAACGGGAACCAGCCGACACCGGGTGACGGCTCAGGCCCGGGGGCAGGGGGTAGCAACGGAAATGGTGATGGCGGCGGGAAGGAACAGGGGCCGCCGGATTCCGCCTCTGACAGCGGCAACTGTGCCTCCCCGCCGCAATGCACCGGCGACACGCTGAAGTGCTTGCAGCTGAATTACACGTGGCGCGTTCAATGCAACACCAAGGGCGCTGAAATCACAGGTGGCGATGGCTGCACGGACAAGGATATTCCAGTGTGTGCTGGCACGACCTGCAAGGCCGAAGCCTACGCCCAGCTGCTACAGCAGTGGCGTCAAGGCTGCGCGGCCAAGGCGGCAGCAGAAGGGATGGCGAGCAGAGCCGGGAATATTTCCAATCCAGATGATGAATCCGCGCTGGAAGGCTTGTGGATCAAGCCGGGTGACAGCGAGGGTGGCGGCATGAAGTTGCGCCAGGACTTGATCAGCGTCGGCGGCGGCGGCTCGCTGCTGCCCAACATTTCGCTTGAGGGCCAGTCGTGGCAACCGCCACCAGAGTTCTTTGACTCGCTCGCTGCAATCCGGCTGCTTGTAATCGCCGCGGCGACGGTCACCGCCATGTTCATAGTTGGGAGGAACATTTGATGTTCGACTGGGCACGAAGCTTCGCGGACAACTTCTTTGAGAATTCGGCGGATGTGCTTCACAAGCTGGTCAAGCTGAAAGCGGCCATCTGGCTGGGACGTGTCATGTCTGCAGTGGGACTGGGCTTTGCTGCCCAGCACTTCATCTACAACCCAATTATTGAGTACGCACAGGCGGCATGGTCGTCGATCCCCGCCAGCATCGCCGCGTGGGTTCACGCGGTCGGCATTGACGCCGGGATCTCGATCATCCTCAGCGCGTACGGCATTCGTGGCGCTGAGCGCATCTTCATCCAGCGCAGGAACCAGAGCCAATGATCGGCGACACCGCAGCAATTTCACTACTTACGGGCCTTCCGGGCGCGGGCAAGTCGCTGCGCATGGCTGAGGCGATAAGCAAGCTGGTAGAGAAGGGCGAACATGTGTTCGCCTGCAACATCGACGGCTTGAAGATTCCGGGCGTCACCCTGTGGGAGGATGCGAAGAAGTGGCGTGATCTTCCAGCCGGATCGATCTTGTTCGTCGACGAGGCGCAAGCGTTCTTCCCCGAGCGCCGTGGCGGCGAGGCGCCAGAGTACGTGCGCATGAACAAGATTCGCCATGACGGCATCCGCCTTGTGCTGGCGACCCAGCAGCCCAACTACCTGGACACCTACCTCCGTGGCTTGGTCGGCTATCACGAGCATCTGCTGCGGCGCTCTGGCAGGCAGGAGAGCTTCCTGTTCCGTGAGAATCAGGTCATGGACGTGGTGCGACAGAAGCTCGCCACGATCAAGCGCAACTACGACTACGAGGTCTACAAGTTCAAGCCGCGATACTTCGCGTGCTATGACTCAGCGCAGACGCACCAAATCAAGTATCAGATGCCAGCATTGGTGAAGCGTGCACTGATGATCCTGCCCGTTGCTGCGCTTCTTGCCGTGGGCGCGTGGTACACCGTCTTCCGCGATAGCAGTCTGGCGAAAGCGGCGCCGGCCGAGGTAGAGGCGCCGTCCAC